TTTTGTAGCAAAGGTCAAAGACCTTGGAGCAGACACATTAGTAGAAATGTATAATACAGCAGTAAACAGATAGACATATGGAACCCGTCTTCGGGCGGGGCTCCTTTTAGGAGGGTGAAACATGAAATATCAGTTTGAATTAGAAGAAATAAAAGAGTGTACTGACTGCCCATTTTTGAACACATATGCAATTTATAAGTGTAAACTAGCACCAAATGAATGTTATCTTATATGGGGAGAGTGGGCAAAGCCTGAATGGTGTCCATTGAAAGAGCTTAGGGAGAGTAAGGAGGTAGAGATAAACCAGAAAAGATTGGAATTGATTGATAAGTACGGAAAAGAACGAGATAAAATTGATGCTATTGAACCATTTCCATCCCTTGATGAGGAACATAGTATTATATATTTACAGGGTAAAATTGACGCACTACGAGAAATTGACGATTGCGTATAATAGGTGTTTTGTTTGATGGAGGAGGGGAACAATGAACGTTATAAGCATAACCGAATCGGATATCAGAAAGGCTATAAAAAAGAATGAGGTTTCAAAAGACTGGTCTGAGGACAAAATACTGTATTGTATAGAGTTCATAAGAGAAACAGACTTTGACTGGGAAGCAATTATAAATAGTATTATCAAAGATATGGGGACAAAAACGATCTTGAACTAGGAGAAGAAATGATTTATGCGTATGTAGCAGGATTAACAGTAATAGATGTAGTGTGTACCTACATAGGTTTTACAAGAGGGTTTATTGAAGAAGCGAACCCACTCTTGAAAGGCGTGTATGAAAAAGAACCGTTGATAGCGTCTATTTGTATACTGATATTTATGATCGTATGTTTATGGCTGATATCGAAAGTAAAAAAGAAATGGGTTAAATACGCATTGCACGGGGTATTGTTTATAAAGGTTTGCATAGTCTTGTTACATGCAGACTGGATAATGAAAGTGATGTAGGAGGTGGAACATGTTATATAGAATATGTCCGTTTTGTGGAAGCCCGATGAGTACCACCATAGACTTATGCAGTTGCTGTTTAAAGTGGGTTAATAATTCTGCTTCAATAGACGTAGAAGAAACCGAAGAAGATTGATTAGTTTGACATAAGACATACACGGGACTATAATATTTATAAGGTGATTGATATGGCAAAAGAAGGAAGACCAATAAAATATACCGAAGAAGTTATAGAAGATATAAGGCTGAATATGGAAGCGTATATTGAAATGACTGATATACCGATTGTAGAAGAATTTGCTTATTCTACAGGGGTAAGAAAGCAACGGTTATATGAGTTTGCTTCTGATAGTGATAAGTTTTCGGACTCTATAAAAAGATTGATTGAAAAGAAAATAGCTCAACTTGAACGGCGTGGCTTAGCAGACACCATAAATACTACTATGGCGATTTTCTCGTTAAAGCAATTAGGATGGTCTGATAAACAGGAAATCAAACAGACAGGAGACAATACTATAACAGTTTCGTTGTTAGACGAGGATGACGAATGAACACACCAGTACGAGTGCCACCATCAATTTTCAATAAGGTTTATCTTGATTATTTGGAAGACAAAACCGATACACAAATATACTTCGGTGGTTCAAGTTCGGGGAAATCGGTGTTCTTAGCTCAAAGGTGTATATGGGATTTGATGAAAGGTGGAAGGAACTATCTTTGTATCAGGAATGTTAAGAGGTATGTAAAAGCTTCAATGTTCAATGAGCTGGTAAGGGTTATAATGAAATGGGAGCAAGACAAAAAGCTGTTCTCAATCAACTTATCAGATTTGACAATTACATGTACCAACGGATATCAGATCTTATTTGTAGGCTTGGACGATGTTCAGAAGATAAAGTCTATCCGACCCGTAAAGGGAAATATCACAGACATTTGGATTGAAGAAGCAACAGAGGTAATGGAATCGGATGTCAAGGAACTTGAAAAAAGGTTAAGAGGAAAATCAAAGGTTTCAAAGCGTATGATATTATCTTTTAATCCTATACTACAAAGTCACTGGATATTCGAGAAATATTTTAACTGCTGGGAAGACGAGAAGACCACATACAGAAACGACACGACAAGCATATTGAAAACTACATACAAAGACAATCGGTTCTTGACAGATCAAGACAGACGGCGACTGGAAGACGAGACCGATCCGTATTACAGAGACGTTTACACATTGGGTAACTGGGGTGTGTTAGGAAGCGTTATATTTAAGAACTGGGAGGCTAGGGACTTACACAATGAGTTTGTAGACATAAACGGTACGCAGACATGCATTTTAGACACATTTGATAATTATAAGAACGGCCAGGATTTCGGGTTCTCGGTTGATCCTAATGCAACGATAAGGACACACTATGCTAAAAAGCTTAAGACAATATATGTAACAGACGAACTATACGAACGTGAAATGACAAACGATATGTTAGCTGAGGCACTTAAGCCAATTATCGGCAAAGAATATATTACTTGTGATAGTGAAGACCCAAGATGTAAGGTCGAGCTAAACAAATTAGGCATTAACGCATTATCTGCAAAGAAGGGTAAGGATTCAGTTAGATTTGGTATAGACTGGCTGCAAAGACAACACATAATAATTGATGTAAGATGTCAGAACTTTAAGAACGAGATTCAACAGTACAAATGGAAAGAGGACAAAGACGGTAACGCATTAAGAGTACCAGTAGACAAGAACAACCATTTACTAGATGCTCTGAGATACGCATACGAGAGCGAATCAATGTACGGAGACGTAAAGGCAGTTAGGGCATTTTATTAGGAGGGGTGAAAGATGATTAAAGATGGAAGGGTTGTATTCGGGCCAATAGCAATGTGTGCGGCATCTACTCACACATTCAAAGAAAGTTGTATAGATTTATCTCCTGACGAATACAGCGTCAGAGATGAAGAATTAAAAATAGCTAAAGATACATACTGGGACAGATACAACGACACTGACAAGTTCGAGGTGATAAAGATATGAAATATGAACACACACCGTTGAGCAAAGATGAATGGGACTTTTCTAAGTTTGACCATAAGGAATTTAGAAGGGTTTGGAACGAACTAACAATCAGAGTGTTGGAAGAAATGAAAATAATGGGGGCGTGGATGGAGAATAAAAACAAGGACGTGAGAACATGAGTATAATGTCAGATATTATAATGCGAATAGAAGTCGGGCAAATGTCCAGGATATCGGATATCATCAAAGACCTGATAAGCGACCACAGAATACAGCATAACAGAATGATCAAGAACTACGAGAGGTACAAGTCCACAATGGAGGGTGTACCTATTTTCATGCATACACATATAGACAAAAGCAAGATCAACAACCAACTCAATAACGCTTTCGACCGAGATATCATTGACACAAAGGTTGGGTACATGTTGGGAAATCCGATTATATACGACATAGACACAGCGGTTTATACATCAACAGAGATAAACCCTGACACAGGCGAAGAAACAGAAATCTTCAACCAGGACGCTTACGACCTAGATATCCAGGTCATAAAAGACTTCAACAAGACAAACCATATAGAGCTGTTAGACAGCGAAACTTTGAAAATGGCAACTATATGTGCTTATGGCATTAGACAGCTGTATATAGGCGAAGAGGGGACGACAAGGGTACAAAGTATAGAACCGTGGGAATGTATTGTAGTTAGAGACTCTTCATTGGACGAACCCAAATTCGCAATGCGCTATTATGAGATAATGGACGGCAAAGAAACTAAGACCTATGTAGAATGGTACGATGAAACTAACGTGTATTATTTTATCTCTTCAACGCAGACAGATAAGGACACAAAACAGAAAGAAATCTTGTATGTTCCTTTCATGAGAAACGGAAAAGAATCACAACCGCATATGTTCAAAGGCGTTCCGATAATCAAGTTCGACAACAACAAAGAAGAACAAGGCGACTGTGAAAAGGTTTATTCGCTGATAGACGGGTACGATATCACGTTGTCAGACATCAACTCAGAACTTGAACAGTTTAGGCTTGCGTACATGGCTTTTTATGGGATGGTTCCAGACGAAGACGTTATGGAAAGAGCAAGAAGAACGGGT